ATCAAATGGCACAAATTTAACACCTGAAAGAATTACAAAACTTTTAGAGTCATGGAGAATATCAAGATCAACAAGAGCAACTGCATTCCTAAATGCTGATGTTGAATTACAGGCTTTAGGTTTTGATCCAGCCAAACTTCAATTAAATGAAGCTCGTCAATATTTAGCTTTAGAAATTAGCAGAGCCTCAGGCATTCCTGCTTCATTCGTATCTGCTGAAACTACTTCAATGACTTATTCAAATATGACAGCCGAAAGAAAAGCATTAATTGACTTTTCACTTCGTCCAATACTTACATCAATTGAACAAAGACTAAGTCAGCCTGATTTCGTGCCAAATGGCATGGAGGTTCGATTTGATATTGATGATTTCTTGCGTGGCTCAGCATTAGAGCGAGCGCAAGTTTATGAAATCCTAAACCGCATCGGCGCGATGAGCGTTGAGCAAATCCAAGAGGAAGAAGACCTAATACGATGAAAATTAGTTTCCCAATAGAGATAACAGCTGCCGATACAAATAAGCGCACAATCTCAGGAAAGATCGTTACATGGGATGAGCAAGGTTCAACAAGTGCAGGATTAACTGTATTTGAAAAAGATTCGATTGATTTCTCAAAGCCTGTTAAATTATTACTTGAGCATCAAACAACAAAGCCTTTAGGTAAGTTAATTGACATAACTGCAACAGATTCAGGTTTAGAAGCAACATTTCGTTTAGCCAAAACTTTTAGAGCAGATGATGCATTAGAGGAAGCTGCTACTGGGCTTCGTGATGGATTTTCTGTAGGAGTAAAGATTAATGAATGGAAAAATGAGGAAGGCGTGCTAAGAATTAAATCAAGCACACTTCAAGAGGTTTCACTCGTAACAGATCCAGCAATTGACAGCGCAAGAGTCGCTGAGGTTGCAGCTAGTGAAACACCAGAGAATTCCGAAGCAACCGCTGAGGAAACAACAACACAGGAGGACAAAGTGTCAGAGATTACATCTGAAGCTCCTATCGCGACCGAAGCGGTAGAAGCGGCACAAGCTCCAGTTGTAACAGCAAACTACATGGCATACACAAAGCCACGCGTTGATACAAATGTTACAGCAGGACAATATGCAGCAGCACAGATTCGTGCAATTCAAGGCGACAACGATGCACGCGATCTACTTGCAGCATTAGCAATTGGAACAGTTTCAGAAAACACAGGAATGGTTCCACCAAATTACTTACGCGATGTTATTGGCGTAATTGATTCATCACGACCATTTATCGATTCTATCGAGCGCGCTCCACTTCCACCAAGTGGCCTTAAGATATTCACACCTGTATTAGGTGCTCAGGCAATTGTAGGATTAACTGCTGAAGGTGTTGAATACGCATCTCAAGATACAGCTGTTACTTTTCAAGAAGATAACATTGTTAAATTTGCTGGTGCAAATGTTATCAATCAAGAAGTTCTTGACAGATCTGACCCATCATTCCTAGATTTGTTAATTCGTGAACTTGCTGCATCATACGCACAAAAGACAGATGCTTATGCAGCTAAGATCGCATCTGAGGCAGCAGCAGGATCATCAGGATCAACAATCTATGCAGCAATCGCTGATGGAATTGCAGATGCTTATAATGTTATGCGCTTCACACCAAACCGCTTGATGGTTGCTCCTTCAGGTGGCGAGGATGGCATCGACTTCGCTGGATTACTTGGCGCAGTTGCAGATGGTCGTCCACTATTCGCAGCAGCAGCTCCACAAAACGCAGCTGGTTTAATTTCACAAGGTTCAACAGCAGGAACAGTCGCAGGACTTGACCTAGTTGTAGATCCTAACTACACAGGCGACAATGCAAATGTAAAGCATGGATTAATCTATCCATCAGCAGCTATGAGATTCCATGAGTCTGGAACATTCGAGATTCGTGCCAATATCGTTGCTAACGGACGCGTTGAAATCGGCCTATATGGTTATGTTGCAGTAGTTAATCGCTACCCATCAGCATTCCGTAAGTTATCAGTAGCTTAATTTAATTGAGTGCCTAGGGTTGCTCCCGATCCTAGGCATCCATTAAGGGAGTAAGGAGATGACATGCCAAGCATAATTACAGCCACCGAGTTGAGAGCTGTGCTTGGTGTGTCGTCTGCTTTATATTCAGACGATTATTTGAATGGCATAATTGACACTAGCGAAAACACAATTTTGCCAATGTTGGTTACATTCAAAAGTCCAATTCAAAAAACAGTATTAAATGATAATGTCGCCACATTTGAAACACTTGGCGTGCATGAATTTACCGAAGGTCAATCAGTAGTAATTACGGGATGCGGAACACCTTACAATGGAACAAGAACAATACTTGCAGACAATCTTGGCGCAACTACCTTTTCAGCTGCTATCACAAATGCCGATGTCAATGAAGCAAATGTTATTCCAAGTGGAATTGCCACTTTATCTGGAGCATCAACTTATGTTGGAAACCAATCTATTCGCTCCGCTACCTTCGTAGTATCAGTCGAAGTATTTCAATCAAGAGTTGCAGCCGGTGGCCAAATTGAAGGCGTTGATTTTACAGCCACTCCATACAGAATGGGTCGATCACTTTATTCAAGAGTAATTGGAATTTTAGGGCCTTATGTAGATGTTGAGGGAATTGCGCAATAATGCCAGCCTCAACAATTCTTTCATCAGTTAGACAACCACTTGCAACTGCATTAGCAGGCGTGGCTGGAAATGTTTATGCTTTCGTTCCTGAAAGTGTTATTCCTCCAGCAGTAGTTGTCGTTCCTGATAGCCCATATTTAGAAATTGAAACTATTGGCAAATCATCAGTTAGATGCCGAGTCAATATGACCATAACAGCTGCGGTCGCTTATAATAGTAATCCAGCATCACTCGACAACATCGAGCAGTTAATAATGAGTATTCTGGCAGTTATCCCAAATGGGTATATTGTCGGAGCGGTCGAAAGACCAACAGTTACACAGGTCGGAGCATCAACTTTGTTGATCTCTGATATCAATGTTTCAACCTACTATCAACAAACAACTTAAGGAGTTCAAGTGCCTACCACAGTAATTACGGGCAGAGATGTTACCTTCACAATCGGTGGTAACACTTTCGATGCTCAAGCAACAAGTGCAGTTTTAACTGGCGAGATGGATCGCCAAACCTATCAAACTTTAGATGGCAAAGCCTTCAAAGTTATCGATAACAATTTCACACTAGCTGTTGAAATGTTAGCCGACTGGGGCGCAACTGGATCACTTTGTGAGATCCTATGGGGCGTTGCAGAGTCAGCACCAGACACAGCAATCAGCACAGTTTTCACAGCTACATCAGGCGCAGTCTTTACTTTCCAAGTATTGCCAATGTGGCCTTCAGCTGGTGGAACTGCACCAGATGCACAGACTGTATCTTTGACATTCCAAGTAATCGGAGTGCCAGCAGAAAACTTCGCTTAACAATTAGAAACGGGAGCACTAATGAAACTACCAATTACAATTTCATACAACTCAGGCGAGGAAGCAACTTATATTGCCCAACCGCCTGAGTGGCAAAAATGGGAACAAAAGACTGGGAACATAATCGGTCAAGCATCTGAAAAGATGGGCATAAGTGATCTTATGTTTTTGGCTTATCATGCACATAAGAGAGAAGCTGCTGGCAAAGCAGTTAAACCTTACGAAGTATGGTGCGAAACTGTAACCGATGTTCAAGTCGGTGATGCAAACCCAAAAGCCACAGAGAAGGAAGCCTAAGCAGATTATTGGTTCAGTTAGCACTAGCGACTCAAATACCAATGAGCGAATGGGTTGATGCAGACGACATAGTTACAGCAATCGAGATATTGGAGCAGAGGAATGGCGAATGAAACAATCGCATATAACAAATCCGACCTGCGCGATATTTACAAAGCGTTCAAACTTATGGATGAAACTGCAACCGATGAAGCAAAACGCCAATCTGCTGCTCTGGCGTATTTTGCATCTGAGGAAATTAAAGCGGCAGCTGCGAATAGAACAAAGTCAGGCATCGCAGCGAAAAGAATTGCAGATGGCGTTAAAGTTTCAAAGACAAGCAAAGTTGGTGAGTTCCGTTATGGTTTCGCATCACAAAGGTTTTCAGGTGGGGCTACGACTCAAACCTTATGGGGCGGTATGGAGTTTGGATCAAATAAGTTCAAACAGTTCCCTACATATTCTGGAAGGCAGGGCAGAGGTAGTCGAGGATGGTTTATCTATCCAACCCTTCGCAGAATTCAGCCTGAATTGATTAACAAATGGGAAGAATCATTTAGTAGAATTATTAAGGAATGGGTCTAATGGCAAGAGATAATAGAACATTAAAACTATCAATACTTGCCGATGTTGATGATCTAAAAAAGAAACTAGGCGAAGCAGATAAAGCTGTCGAAAGTAATGCTGACAAGATTGCAGATTTTGGCAAGAAAGCTGCTTTAGCATTTGCTGCTGCCGGAGCTGCTGTTGGAGCATTTGCTGTATCAGCTGTTAAAGCTGCTGCTGAAGATGAGAAGGCTAGAAAAACCCTTGAGCAGACTATCAGAGCTAATACTCGCGCAACTGATGAGCAAATAAGGTCAATTGATACTTACATAACTAAACAATCTATTGCTACTGCTACCACCGATGATATTTTAAGACCTGCATTATCTCGCTTAATTAGATCCACTCAGGATGTTACTAAAGCCCAAGAATTATTAAACCTTGCTCAAGAAATTAGCGCGGCAACTGGCAAGCCATTAGAGGCAGTTACAAACGCATTAGGTAAAGCCTACGATGGGTCAAATACTGCACTAGGCAAGTTAGGTCTAGGAATAGATGCTGCAACATTAAAAACTAAATCATTTGATGACATTACTAAAGAACTAAGAAAGACCTATGGCGGATTTATTGATAATGAATCAACTAACGCTGAATTTAAGTTTAGACAATTAAGAATTGCTATGGATGAAGCTAGGGAACAAATAGGAGCAGCATTACTTCCCACTTTTGTTAAGTTTGCTAATTATTTGATTGAAGTAGTTGTTCCTAATATCCAAGCATTTATTGCTGGCTTAACAGGTGATAATTCAGTTACATCTGGAATCACTGATGCTACTGAAGCAGCATTTGAATTTGGTGAACAACTTAGATCAGTAATTAAATTTGTAATAAGCATCAAAGATGAATTGGTTATATTAGGCTCAGTTATTGCAGCAGTATTTGTAGCTAGTAAAGTAGTTGCATTTGTTACCGCTATTGGCACATTAATTACAGCTATGAAAACATTAAGAACAGCAGCAGCAGGAGCAGGAATTGCGGTTGCATTTGCTACAGGCGGAACATCGGTTGCAGCAGCAACAGCATTATTGGGAGCAGCAGCAGCTACTTATGGCTTGTCTAAATTTGCAGCCGGTGGGGATGATAATTTTAGTGGATCTGTTGGAATATCTGGTGGTGAACTTACTGGGTTAGGTCAAATAAGTGGGCTTGCTGGACTTACTGGATTTGGCGGTGCTGGTGGTGCAGCTGGTGGTGCAGCTGGTGGTGCAGCTGGTGGTATAAGTGGAGCAACAAAAAATATCATAGGCAGTGTCAATGAACTTGACAGTGAGATGAATAGATTAATTACCAAATTTGCAGAATTAGATTTTGCACTTGAAACTGGTCAGTTGTCAGAAAAACAAGCAAAAAAGCAATTAGATATATTAGTTAAGGAATTTGATGCTTTAGGGAAAGTTGCTAATGCGGTTACACAATCAACGCGTGGGCCAACATTAACCGATGCTGAAAGAGATGCAAGAATGGGGATTGGAAACACCACATACAATGTAACAGTTAATGGTGCTATAGATCCTGAAGCAAGCGCAAGAGCATTTGCAAAAGTAATCAATGAGAGCGCATCAAGATCCACTGCTGGCATAGATTATTATGCCGTAAGGCAAAAAGCCGGATAATGGCTAACTTTACACCTGAATGGAATTTAACTGTCAGTGGCGTTGATTATACTGATATAACCATAAGTGATGTCCAGCATCAAGCAGGTAGAACTGATATCTACCAACAACCACTACCATCTTATGTTCAAGTAACTTTAATTGCATTAAATGGTCAAACATTAAGTTTTGATATTAATGACAGTTTAGATTTACAGGTTAAAGATAGTTCAGGAACTTATGTAACTTTGTTTGGTGGCGACATTACAGATGTAAATGTTGATGTTGGCCAAACAGGCGCAGCAGCCACAGTTATTCAATACACCATTATTGCAATGGGATCACTTGCAAGAATAGCCAGAGAAATTTGGAATGACAGCATTTCTCAAGATGAGGATGGAAACCAAATATATGAAATCCTTTCCAGCGTATTGCTTGGATCTTGGAATGATGTTCCAGCAGCTACAACTTGGGCAACTTATAATGCAACAGAAACTTGGGCAAATGCAGTAAACATAGGACTTGGAGAAATAGATCAACCTGGTCTTTACACAATGAGTTCTCAATCAAATGTAACCGACACCATTTACAATGTTGTATCTGATATTGCTAATTCTGCCTTTGGTTATATTTATGAAGCTCCAAATGGAGATATTGGTTATGCAGACGCAGACCACAGGCAAACTTATCTTTCAGCCAATGGATTTATCGATCTTGATGCAAGCCATGCTTTAGGCGCTAGTCTTTCAACAGTTATGCGTTCAGGTGATGTTAGGAATGACATTTATATTAATTATGGCAATAACTATAACTCACAAGTTGATGCAACCGATGCCGCTTCAATTGCCCTATATGGTTACAAAGCTGAAACGATTAACTCAAGGGTTCATGGTGCAACCGATGCTCAAGAAATAGCTGATCGGTATATTGCTCAAAGAGCTTACCCATTACCTAAATTCCAATCAATTACTTTTCCAATAACCAACCCAGAGATTGACGACTCAGATCGGGATAACCTTCTTGGGGTTTTTATGGGTCAGCCATTAAATATCACAAACTTGCCTAGCCAGATTTCAGATGGTCAGTTTGAGGGTTATGTTGAGGGCTGGTCATGGAGCACTAGATTTAATGAATTATTTTTAACCATAAATGTTTCCCCAGTCGAATTTAGCCAAGTTGCGATGAGGTGGAATACTGTTCCGGCTACTGAACAATGGAACACAATAGACGCTACTTTGACATGGGAAAATGCTACAATCGTAGCCTGATATAAGGAGAGAAATGCCTACTACTAGCACCAACTTTGCTTGGACAATTCCAAGCGACACAGATTTAGTTAAAGATGGCGCAAGTGCCATTAGAACCCTTGGTAACTCTGTTGATGCAAGTTTTGCAGCTGTAACCTTGAGAGCTGTAACTACCACATCCGACACATTTGTTTTGGCTGATTTAAGAAATAAATTGGTTACCTATGCAAACGCTGCTGCAATAGCCGTTACTATTCCACTAAACAGTTCTGTTGCTTTTCCAATAGGAACAAGCATTAACATCGCTCAAACTGGCGCTGGTCAAGTAACTGTTTCTGGGGCTGTTGGAGTAACTATTAGATCAACGGGTGCATCTGCAACTACACCAAAAACTAGAGTAATCTACTCCGCCATCACTTGCATCAAGATTGCAACCGATGAGTGGTTATGTGTTGGTGATATTGCTTAATGCTTAAATTTGGTTTTATAGATTCATCTAAACTTAAATTAATTCAAAGTATTGCAGTTGCCAGCGCCACAAGTCCGCGCATTACAGCATACCCTTGGACAGATACATTGGGATTTGGAACTAAATTTGCTAATCCTGCTTCTTTGCCTAATAGTGATGGAACTGATGCGAAATTTAATTCTACAAGCACTCTGCTTGGAGTTAGTCACGAAGCATCAGGTCAAAGCAACTGGTCATCAATATATCCTTGGTCAAATGTAACTGGATTTGGTACTAAATACACTGCTCCGACATATCCACAAAATATAAATGGTACTGCTAGTTTGGCAATTAACCCAAGTAGCACTGCAATGGCATTTATAGCAAGGGCAGTAGATGCTATATTTGCTTATTCTTTTTCAGGTGCAGGTTTTGGCAGTCAATATACAAATCCATCAAAGCCAGGAAACTATAATTTTTCTGCTGGTGATGTAAGTTTCAACCCTGCTGGAACTGCAATAGTTTATTCATATCTAACTCTTGGTAGCGGTTTAGGTATTATTGGATATCCATTTAATACTGGAACAGGATTTGGTACTAAGTATTCTGATCCTGCTGGTTGGGCAAGTGGTAATAATGGTAGAGGGGCTTCTTTTTCTCCTGATGGTGCTAATGTTATTTTTAGCAATACTTCTTCACCTTATGTCGTAGCATATCCATTTAATGCTTCAACAGGATTTGGTACTAAGTATGCAAATCCTGCGACTTTACCAACTGATGCAGGTAACAAATCATCATTTAATCCTGATGGAACTGCTTTTGCAGTTAGTCATACTGGTTCACCTTATGTTACTGCTTATGCTTGGTCAGGTTCAGGTTTTGGTAGTAAATATGCAAATCCTGCGACTTTGCCAACTGGTAATGGTGTTGATGTTGCTTTCAGTAAAACTGGCAATTCAATAGCGGTGGCACACAGTACTTCCCCTTTTGTTACAGCCTATCCTTGGGCGGCTGGATTTGGAACTAAATTTGCTAATCCTGCGACACTGCCAGTTGGTGATGGTTACGGAGTAACATTTGGTTAAACTAACGAAAGGAAAAAAATGCCAAAAGAAAACAAAGAAATGCTAATAGAAAACACTGCGCCAAAATTAACAGCTAAAGAGGTAAGACAATTAGAGGTTGATTCATATCAGGGTAATATTGACACATATAGAACATTATTGGCGACGCTTGATGGTGATTGGGATGCTGATTTAGTACACCTAAAAGATATTGAAGGACAAGAAGCTGCTCGCCAATGCCCAATGGATAGATTAGATCGCCTTGCCGTGTTACAACAATTTGACCAAGTAACCAATTTACTTAAGACTGAAATTGTTGAGTGTGCTAAAGCACAGGCAATTCTTGACATCTTATAAGTAAATGAAACCTTGGCTATCCAAAGCTGCTGACACTTTACGCGATCAAGTAAATGATGCTTTCGTGGATCGCAGCAGGAAAGCTGATGGATGGATCGGCGATCTTAAGCATCAATCAAGGAAATCCGACCATAACCCAAGACCATCAGGTGAGGTATGCGCAATTGATATTGACGCTGGCTTATCTGACGAACAAGGGATTAGTCATGCTTTGGCAGATCAGCTTCGACTCACAGCAAAAAAAGATAAGCGTATTTCTTACATAATTTTTAGCAGGAAAATATGCTCAAGGAAATCATTATGGCGATGGGTCGCGTATAAGGGCTTAAATCCCCATGAGAAGCACATCCATGTAAGTTTCAAACCAAACCAAAATGGCGACAAGTTCGACATTCCACTACTGAAAGGCAACTAATGAAAATCACCAATAAGCAAAAGGCAGTCCTAAAGTCCTACTTTCGTGGAGTGTTAGTTTCATTCTTGACATTCTTAGCAAGTAATGAACTTGGATTAGATCCAGTTGTATCAGTAGTTATTGCAGCACTTGCAGGGCCAGCAGCTAGAGCATTAGATAAGACTGAGGGTGAGTTTGGTGTTGGTTCTGAAAAATGACACCGAACGAATTAGTCGCATTTGGCGTTGGCGTTTGCAGTATCGCAACCGCTTTATTGCTGGCTCTACGATGGGTTATTAAAAGTTTTCTAAGTGAACTTAAGCCAAACTCAGGCAGCTCTATTAAAGATCAAATTACTAGACTTGAACAGCGTGTTGATGATCTGTTCGTCTTAATTAGTAAGCGATAATTTTGTTATGGCGAACACACGGAAACAACCTAAAAGGAAAAAAGTTAATCGTCGTCGCGTTCGCCACACTCCTGAAATAAGCAAACTGGATCAATGGTATATCGTTAAACATGAGATATTTAAGACAGCTCGTAAGGCTGGATTCTCAGAGTCGGTAGCACTATATCTAATGGATAATCCTGATTCAATGCCTGACTGGATCGTAGGCGACAAAGGGATCATCCCAACTATTCCTACTCCAGATGAGGATGACGATTAAAGCCAATCGTAGGTATTTAGTAACGCCAGATTTACAAATTCCACTACACCATCCAAGAGCTGTTGCCAATCTGATTAAGATGGTAAAGCATGAGAAATTTGATTATGTATTAAATGTCGGAGATGAAATGGATCTCGGCAGTCAGTCGCGTTGGGCAAAAAATACCAAGTTAGAGTTTGCAGAAACACTTGATGAGGAAAGAAAACTAGGCCAAGAGATTCTTTATGATCTAGGCACTACAGATATTGTTAGATCAAATCACACAGATAGAATTTATCAAACCTTACTTAAAGGTGCGCCATCACTTATTGGATTGCCAGAATTAGAATATGCCAAGTTCATGGATTTTGCTGGCTTAGGCATTAGATTCCATAAAAGAGCTTATGAGTTTGAAAAGGGCTGGCACTTAGCTCACGGGGATGAAGGAAACATGTCTAAGCATGCTGGCATAACTGGCCTTAATTTGGCCAAGAAATGGCATTCTAGCGTAGTTTGTGGGCACTCCCATAGGCAGGGTGCAGTCCGACACCAAACTGGCTTAAACGGCCGTTATTCAACGATTTGGGGCATTGAGGCAGGACACCTTATGGACATGAGAAAAGCCTCGTATCTTAAATACAATTCAGCCGATTGGAATATGGGCTTCACAGTCCTAAGTTTTGGCAAGAAAGGCCATCAAGTAGAGCTGATACCTGTTAATCATGACGGATCATTTACCTACAATCGAAGGACTTATGGGGCTTGAAACAGACTATAGGGTTCGCACGATTGATGACCATATCGATGACTTTGAGGATATTGGCGTTATCTAATCGTTATAAAACATTAGCCCGTAAATGGTTGCGCTGTCGGTAATTTGAGTCATACTAAACCTAACTGAACAAGGTGTTCAGGATTAGGGAGCAAAATGGAAATTGTTGGAATGTGGTTATTAATTGCCGGCAGTATGGCAGTTACATGGTGGCTGATAAAGCACACAAATAATGAGCACTACGAAAGTGGCTATTGGACTGGTCGTAATGAAGGATGGCGCGCTAGTTTAGAACATCAAGAGCGCGTTAGAAAAATGAAGTCAGAGCAGGTTTTTGATTATGACAAAAACTGAGAAGCTATTACAAGATGCGCTCGCACTTATCCACGAACGAGGAATGCAGTATGGTCATCCAGCAGTCCAAATGGATCGAATTGCCAAATTATGGTCTGCGTATCTTGGTTATCCAATCACATCAAATCAAGTTGCAGGCTGTATGGTCATGCTCAAACTCAGTCGCAGCGTTGAAAGTCCAGAAATTATGGATCACTACCAAGACGCAATTGCGTATATTGCGATCTCAAAAACCTGCCATGAATACATGCAGGACAAAGACTTTGAATGGGAGCACTAAAAATGGGTTTTAACTTAGATGATTATGAAGATGTTGCAACGCTGAATAAATGGTTTATCGAGAATTATCCAATGGGTAGATCAGATATATCAGTTATCAGCCACGATCCTAAAGAGGGTTACATTTTAGTTCAGGCTACTTTATGGCGTGATTCAAAAGATGATAAGCCAGCGGTTTCCAACATAGCATTTGGATCTAGGGAAACTTACATGCCTAACATGAAAAAATGGTATGCAGAGGATACTGCCAGCAGTTCTTTAGGTAGAGCAATAATCTTGCTTAAAGGCAGCAATAAGACAGCTACAAAAGATTCAATGAAAATCGTTGAAGCAGATCAAAAGCAAAACGAATATGAAAAGAAACTTGAACAAAGGCGATACGGAGCGCCTGCCACTAAATCCGCAGCTGTTGAGGATGCTTTAAGAGCTTCATTTGCAGTTGAGAATAAGCAAGATGATCCAAAGATTTGGTCGGTTGCTGAAGCTGTTGATGCAATAGGCAGTTCAACACCTAAAGAGCCACCTGCTTGCGAGCATGGTCATATTCTCAAACAAGGTATCTCTAAAACAGGCAAGCCTTATTATGGTTATGTTTGCAAAGGCAAAGTTACCGAACATGCTAAATGGGCAAAGATGACTGCTAACGGCCATTGGTTCTTTGAAGGGGCTGAATGATGATTAGTCTAAATGGTTTATCAGATCAAATAAAAACGATTATTGCTGAACATAAAGATTGTGGAGGTCATTGTCATTCTTGGGGGCAACCTAATAATGATATGGAATGGCAAAAAGATAATGAGCATTTATCATCTATTTTAACTTATTATGTTTGGGGGGTGCTTAATGGGATACATAGCGTTCATTAACGGTAAAGGCATTCAAGTAGTCATGGATGATAAAGGTGTTCATTTAGAGCAATCAGTTATTAAATGCGAGGTTTGCGATGATGATCGAGTCTTTAAGGATGGCACATGTTTCAAATGCCACGAATTGATTAATTATGACAAGCCCAACTAACTTTAAATGTAATGGTTGCAAAAGAGCCACAGAGTTTTTGTGGCTTGATGCCATCGATATGCCTGATGGATTTAAGGTTTATCAGTGCATGGATTGTGGATGCGTTGGGGTTAAGAATATAGCTGAGGCTTTATCTGTTCCTGACTCAGATATAAGCAGATGCGATAAATGTGGATCTTGGCAGTTTAAGGAAATGCCATGTCATACATGTAATTTGATTGGATCAAAGTAATGCCTAACTATGAATACAGCTGCAAAGAATGCGGCAC